CTTTTTTGGTCATTTTGTACCTCTTTTTTATTTGTTAAATTCTTTAACTTGTTTAATTGTATAAGTTGTTAAATCTGGTGAAGTAAATTTATCTATAGAAACATTTTTATTTTTCCATAGATCATATCTGCCTGGTCCGAACCATGATTTTTGATAGTCTACACTTTGTGAATTCATCCATTTACTAAATGTAGGTATGTTTATTTTCTCATTTTTCAATATCGGAAGCCGTTGACTTCTACAATGTGGATGAATAGGAGGGATTGGACCTACTCCAAGATCATATCTATTCTTGTGTAAACGAGCACAAACCAAGGATGTCTTTAAATCAAGAATAGCTGTGTAAACTTCTTGATACTTTGAAGCTGGCAGTATATTAGTAATAGCTGATTCTGAGATTCCTACAATAGAGCTCCAGAAAAATAATTGAGAATTTATAAGAGCTTTTTCAAATATAGATTCATATTCTATATCTTCTTCATTTCTGAAAGAATTCATAGAAGACTTCATAATATTATCTGAAAAACCTGATTTTAGATCATCATACCACTCAGAAAGTGGAATCCCTCCTACAGTAGTAGAAAGAAGAACATTATCAGGAGTCTTATTTGTTGTTTCTTCATTATACGTATCTGATATTAGATCAGACTGTCTTATTGAATGCTCTAGAAATTCAGGCTCAATAACCTCAAGATAAGCATCATCATAAACTTCTTCAACTATTTTATCTATATCTCTTTTAAGCTTTCTAACAATATTACTGTATAAAACCTGATTAATATTAGTCTTCCGCAGCTTCCTAATTGCTAGTTCTACGGCTCCTATTATCTTTTCTTGAGTCTCATCCTCAAAGACAATATCTTTAAATAAAGCCGTAATAGCAAGTACAATACCATCAGTAAGCATCCTATCCCTAATGAGTTTATCACTCTGTTCTTTACTCATGATTATCACCTTCCTTATTTGATGAAGAATTATCATTAGTCATATTTAGCATCCCAAATGCCCCTAGCGGTTTAATTCCGAATTTAGCGTTACTGGATAGAATATCTTCAAGAGAACTCTCTGTTAAGTCATTCTTTATAGCATGTTTATGTAGATCTTCAACTGAAACTGGATAACCTTTTAACCATCCTTCAGTTATATTCATTATTTCTTGACCAATATTTTCAGATCTCATGAAGTCTTTATTAGCTATCATTCTTATACTATCAGGATCCTCTTTCATCCATATTGCTATAGTTCTTAATAAATCTAAGAATCCATTCTCATAGGCTTCAACAATCTCAGCTATAGATGCTGTTTTACTGTCCATACGAGTCATTAGTGCAGCATTCGATTCAGGTTCTGATGTTGTAACCACAAGTGATAAACCTTCTTGTACACAGTGCTTATGTAGATCTAAATTAGCATTTCTAGCTTCAGGTAGCCCATTACCTTTAAGTTCAAGGAAACTTGCTTGAGCCTCAGAATTTTCAGAAGCAATACCTCCTTCACATCCAAGAAGAATTTCGTTTGTCTCATCTTTATCAAATCCGGTAAATACTGGTGTACCTTGACTTTGTATAAACAGTTGTTGTCTATAATCAGCTTCATTTCTATATAAAGCAAGAGTCATATTACATAGATTAAGTATAGGTGAGACACCAGGTATATGTGAATTATCAGAAGGGTTAAAGAATTGCCATGGAATTATTTTACTTTTAGATCCTTTAAATTCAGGTTCAGAATAACTATCACTAAATTCCTTTTTTGGGTTATCATAATCAAATTGATCTAATTTTGGAATAGATTGCTCATCTTTAATTATAACTTGATAATAAATTCCCTGTTTATTAAGGCCTATAAGAAGAAATCTAGGATCAATCTCCTGACTGAAACCCTTTGTAGGTCTGTAATCTGATTCATCTAATAAAATAGCTCTAACCTCACCATCAATAACAATCCAATCCCTGATATCGAATGCATTATACTTTTTGAATAATATCTGGTTTTCATCACGGCTCACATAAGCTAAAATTCCAGATCTACCATAGGCAGAAACACATTCTTTTGTTTTTCTGCCAAGTTCCTGAATAGAATCACCTTGGAAAGTTGCTTTTTCTCTTAGATACTCCATATTTTTAGGTAGCTCAAAAAAATCATCTTTCCTACTCATTAAACCAACCATTGTTTTTAATACTTTAGCAGGATAACCAAAGAAAGTGGCTCGAGATTTATAAGATTTATAAGTTCCTATTTTGTCTTGTGATTCTTTTTGTCCAGATGTCTTTATTAAGTATCTTTCTCCTTTGAGTTTAATAACTCTTTCACCCCCATACGAACAATCACCTACTGTTACCCAATCTGGGAAAAGAAAGCAATACAAATCATGCATAGGTGCTAAGAAATCAGTTTTACTTGATCTATTACCATTAATATAGTGACTTTCATCACAATCATCTTCTAATCCTGAATCATTGTAAAAATTATAATTGCTTAAGTCTGTAGACATTAGTATAATCCTTTTATGTTATGTAATATTATTAATTTATTCTTTTTAACTGGAGCTTGAACTATCATTACAGCATCTGCCATATTAGGGGATTTAGCACCTTCAGGCATTTTATCTATTATTATCTTTCCTGAGTTTCCCTCATCATAAGTAGGTTGAAGCAGCTGATCTCTGAGTATATTCCAATTATCCATAGTACTATCAAACGAAATGATATCATCAGGATCACACTCTATTCCATATTCAACCCAAAGATAAGTATTATGACATTTATCTCTGAGAGCCCACCAAGATTGAGCTTTGAGATTCATAAACATATCTTCATTTCTTCTATCACTGGTTTGTCCACTTTTCTTATATTTACATTTAGGCTTATGAACTCTCGACCTTGCATCAAATGGTATTATTCTTATATGTTTTGAAACATTTTCAATCTTCTCATTTTGTTTACGGAAATCTCCTTTACAGCCAGCACCTACACCACAACAATCATATTTTATTGTTGTGACATTTTTCTTTTGTGCTTCTATAAAAAGTTCATCAGAACTATGAGTTATATCAATCTCAGTATCCCATTCTTTTACACTTTTTATTAAAACACCTTTCTGATGGGCTCTAGCATTAGCATCAGAACCTCCATCGGCTACGTCAAAGCCAAATACATCTTCTCCTGTAATTTCTATATCTAATTTTAAATGAGCGTCCACACATGCCTCTAAATGGCGAGAATCAATTAATGGTTTATCTATGGCACCCGTTGGATCTCTCATGATCTCTTGTTTGAATCCTGCAATGTTGTTCTTCATTACATATTCAGCCCTTTTATCAGCTAACCATTTTGTGTCACGTCCTGGGATGTCGGACCAATCAAGAATGAATACACGATCTTTTGGATAGTTTCTTGTAGCTTGATAAAATACGCAACCTGTACCATTGTGTGTCGATATATCAATTTGAACATCTGTATTTTCACCTAATGCATTTTCAATAGCTATAGGATGTTCATAGTGGGAACTTTCATCTTTAAAATAAACTGTAGTACGTCCACCACGACCAATATTATCACCACCCTCACCACCTATACTCGAATCATTATCTTCATTTGTTATCATCAGAAGCTTATCAAAATAATTTTTAGGATCAGGTTTCATCCATATAGGAAGAAATTCAACTATCTTTCTCAACTTATGAAAGATAGTTTTAGGGTCTTTTAATTTATCAACAAGATCTGTTTTTCTGGATCCCCATCCAATATCTACACCATCATGAAGCATTAATAACCATACAGAAACAGCTACACAAATCCATGAAGCACCAGTATCACGGGATTTATCAATAGCTCCATTTACTCCACGCTCAAGAATTAGATTAGCTAGCCAGTATACAAGCTCTTCTTGTCTAGGGTAAAGTATAAAAGGCATCAAGGTAGGTAATTTCTTTCTTTTATTCTTAGGGTTGATGGTAATACACCAATCATTAATAAATCTAACAGGATCATTTTTACACATCATTAAAACTGCTTCACGATACTCTATATCTTCTTCACAACGCAGCATCTCAGCCACTCTATGTTTCATGATTGCAGTATAGTCGATAGGATGAATCCCATCATACCATTGTCTTAATTCTAGGTCCGGCTTAAACATAAAAAATCTCCCATTCGATATCTTACAATAATTCGATATGGGAGAATGTCAAAATAAATATTTTTTTACTTAACTAATTGTGGTTATTGAACTAAGCTAACCCTAGTTGCTTTTTGATATAATTACTCTGAGCTTTACGCCCTTCTATCTCACCTCTTCCAAATGCTGTTTGTAGATCTCGCATTTTAAACTCTAACGCTTGTTCATTATCTGCCGTTGTGATTAAAGACTCTCCACATGGAGTAAAAGCAGCCCAATCACCACACTCTCTATTTACTATATTGTAGTCATCATAGTAACCTATGTAATTATCGCTCATTTCTCTCTCCTGTTAGATGTTATGTTTAAATTATGCCTCAGTATCATAAAAAGAAGACACACAATCGAAAATAATTGACGATAACTCAGGTACACCATACCCGGTAATCAATCCATCTTTCAATTCAGGGATATTCATAATAGTTTTAATGATCTCCATAGACTTACCATCCATCTTATCATACAGTTCAAACTTTTCATCCTCTAGCTCAGATAAGAATAAGGTTGGTTCAATTTCACTATCATCTTCAAAATTATACCCAAGTCTTCCAATAAGTAAAGCATCACCGTCTTTTAATTCTAAGGTGGAATAATCTTTACTATCTGTGAATAATTCCTTTATTCTGTTATACGACTCAGTTCCACATATAAATGCTCTACGGTCTGTCTCTATCCCAAGTCTTGATAGACCACTTTCTTTTACATGTTCGTATAGACTAATAACCTCGATTAGTTCATTTAATTTAGTCATTGTGTAAACCTTTTAGTTAATTTATTTATCTATTATATTTTGTAATACTATTATTAATCTCTCTATTTCTTCTTCATCAAGGATAGTTTCTTCTTCAGATCTTATTTCAAAAAGAGCACCATTATGATAAGGAGATACCTCAAATAACTCATCATCACTTTTAAAATTAATACTCATTATCAAACCTATTTAGTTAGTATATTCATCTTCATTATCTTCGAAATTATGTTTTACTACATTTTTAACAATATTATATTGATGTTTAATCCCGACAAGACACCAATATACTACTTCTTTACGAGAATTATTAGCGGTCCAGTCGGTTATAGTAGACTTTGATACCTTTAGTATTTCCGCTAGATTAGCTTTGTTTACACCATAAGATGTAGCTTCCTCTATCATTTCTTCAACTGTTTTATTGATCTCCTTATTTTTTACATCATTAATAAATTCTTGGAGTTTTGCTTTTTCATACATCTCCTTTGCTTTTCTAACATTGATAATTTTTGACATATAGTACCTTATTGTGTTTTAAAGTAGGATAGATGAATTAAGAAGGGGACGTGGAACAATGAGAGACTAAAAAAACCACGTCCCCTGGGGGGAAAGACCGATGACCAGTCGGCAGAAATACTTTAGTCTGAAATTATTATATTACAACTATTTAGATTTTGATCACCTCCTTTATTGTTCGTTTAAACGACTTCCCAAATACACTTTTCAAAGTCTGGATTATAGTTAATTTTAACTTCGTGAATAATCTCTTGATGTATACAATCGTTGCTCCAGTAAGTTTGCCACATTTCACCAAGGAATTTAGGTTCTGCCGAAAAATCACTTTTCAAAAGAGCTCCATTACTTTTCTCAAGAGTTATGTATTTCGACTCATTGTAGGGATCGCTAAGAATAAATTCTTTAAGTTCTTGCTCTGTATCAACCTCAATCATTTTGACCTCAAATTGGTTCGTTTTACGGATTAACTTCTTTCCAAACCTTGTTTCGATTCTTCAACATTATACATCTGTTGTCATCGCACATGTTGTATTTATCACCACTAAAGGCACAATGATCACCACATGAGTCACGATTTGGATTATCATAATCAGTTTCTTTGCAGTAAACTAATTCATATTTTTTACCGTCAATTACCATATTATTTACCTCGTTATAGGTTGGTATTACGGATTAATAATTTATAAATGCAGAGCCATCTTCTTCCATAGAAACAGATGATGGATCGCAGTTATTTCTTTTGGCAACATTCTGTCTGAACGCATCCCAACCTTTTTTCTTGTCTTCTTCAAGTTCTTTTGTTCTTTGTTTAAGTTTACTTATCTCATTAGACTCAAAGTCTTTTGCTGATGGTGTTGAGTAGCTTGCCCATTCGTCAACCGCTCTGACACACTCAACAATAT